GGTTGCTGCCTCGAGGTCGGGGGCGCGGTCTGGCAGCGCCTCGCCCGGCTCCCACCAGTACCGCTGGCCCCAGTCCTTGCGCGCGCGGTCTTTCATCCGCTTCAGGTAGCCGGGGCTTGCGGCTTCCTGCAGGTCGTTGAGCGCCAACCGCTCCAATGCGGTGCGCCAGTACCACAGGTTGATGAACGGGGTGTTGCCCTTCACAAACCTCGCGGCATCAGCCCCGAACTGCGTGTCCTTGCCCTGCACGGCCAGGCCGGCGTTTCCGAGCGTCAGGTCTGCAACGTCGAACGCAGTACTGAACGACGGCCCGGCGAAGTTGACCCAGTTCGGCTGCCCCGCCCTGCTGTTTCCGCCCATGCTGGTGTAGAACATGTCGCCGAAGATGCCAGTGCCACCGCCCTGCATGAACGCCGCCGCCCAGAACTTGGCGGTCGTCATGTCGCGCGGGTCCTTGCCGGCGAAGATGTCCTTCAGCTGCATCGCGACAGCGCCAAGCAGGGTCAGAGTAGTCAACAGCGAGGCGGAATACGCCAGCTTCCCCTTGGTGCTAGGGATGGTGGCGATCCGCTGCAGATGCTTGTCGATCACCGCCAGAGGGAACGACTTGAACATGGTCAGGTGACGCAGCGCCTCGCCGCCAAGATCTCCGGGGCGCGTTCCCTGCTGCAAGGCCGCTCGCGTCCTGAGTCCAGGGGACATGACAGCGGTCTTGGACTCCGCGTCCATGTAACCCAAGTAGCGAGCTACAGCCCGATCGATGTCCGCTTGGGTGAGTCCGTTTGCCGCGGCGTCAACGGCGGCGATGCCATTCCCGGTGAGCATCCGCGCGCCTTTGAACTCCTCTGCCTCCGCAAGTTGCCAGACGCGCCAGTCGGCCTCGGTGACGCCGGCCTGCTGTAGCCGGCGGAGCGAGCCTTCCGTAAGGCCTTCCCACGGGGTGTGGCGCATCTGCTCCATAAGATCCGAGAATGCAAGCCCATATCCTCGACGAAGGACATTGGTCCAAGCGTCCACGAAGCCCAAACGCATGGTTGCGGTTGCCATCCAGTCAGCTGCACCGAAGCCCATGTTCCCTTCGTGCCACCGTGACATTCCGCCGGTAATCTCATCGATGCCGATGGCCATCGCGTTTGCCCTACGAGCGGCGTCCTTCCCCATGCCAGAAAACACCGCTTTCATGGCCTTTCCCATCGGGATGCCACTGGACTTTGCGAACACCAGCATGTTCGGAACATCGGTGATCGACGACAGCAGCGTCCCCTGCAGTTTGGTCGCCACGATCACGGAACGGATCGACTGGTTGATCTGCGCGAACGTCGGTGACACGGGCTGCGCCGTCAGGCCAGTCAGCGTCGCCCACCGCTGGTCGAGCGTGGTGAAGAAGTCCCGGACGCCTACCTTGTTGTCGCGCAGCTCGGCGTTGTCCTTGAGCAGGCGGTAGGTCATGTTGGGGTTCGGTCCGAGCTCCTCCATCAGTGCGATGTTCTTCGTCATCCCGCCGATGTGGCCGGCCATCGCCTCAAGCATCGAGCCGCGACCATACTTGTTCATGACCCGCAGGTAGCTCTCCGCGTCCTTGAAGTGGAACACGCGGTGCGCGTCGTCGAAGCGGCTGGCGCGGCTGCCGCCACGGGCGGCGCCGGGCTCCATCTTGCTGCGGCCCTCGGTGGCCAGCGTGGTGTGGCCGCTCTTGATGAGGTCGGCCAGCTCGGCGTCACCCATCGGGCGGCCGTCAGCGGCGTAGTAGCGATTCCGGTCGAGGGCGCCGATGAGGTCCGCTACAAACTCGTCCGGCTTGGCGCGGGCCAGCGTGCCCACGTCCCACGGCTGGGGCATGTAGCCGTAGTCCAGCTTGCCGATGTCCGTGCCGGCTTCGTTCGACCGGACCCGGATCGCCTCCATCGTGTCCGTCCAGGCCTTCGCAGCCCTGGTCATGTTCGGATCGCTGGTGTCCCCATCGATCACGGCCTTGGCGAATGCCTTGACCTTCGCGGGGTCGTTCAGCAGGTTCATGAACTTGCCGTCGACCGCGTGAATGGCATCGATTGCCTCGGACAGGTACTGGTTGCGCAGGCCGGCGGCGTATTGGTCGACGTTGACCATTCGCTCGAACAACGCCTTGTGATAGCCGTTCTCCACGCCCATCTGCGCGAACTGATCCGCCCGTGCCGCCTGCCGCTGAACCTCGCGCGCCTGGATGACGAGGGCCTTGGCCTTCCGCTGCGCCGACTTCTCGGCAGCCTCCACGGCGGCTTTGGCAGCGGCGTCAGCGGCGGCCCGCAGGTGCTGCTCTCGGGTCATGCTCCGCCAGCCCTCAGGATCACGCCGGGCGAGCTCGCGCATCTGCTGGTTGAGGCCAGCCCCCAGCGCTTCGATTTCGGCACGGGTGGGCTTGCGGCCGATCGCCTGAGCGATCTCCTCGATGCATGCAGGATTCATTGTTCACCTCGGCGGAGGACGCAGGCGGCGGCGATGTTGAAGGCGTCGGCATCGCGCACGGCGACGGCGCGCTCGGCCTCGATCTGGGCCAGCGCATCGCGGATGTTGGAGTAGACCGGCTGGCCGTCGGCGTCGAAGCCGGTGACGATCTGGGCGTCCGGGGTCTCGGAAGCTACGGCTTGGGCGTCGCGAAGTCCGCCGGCAGCGGGCTCGGCGGCATCGCCTTGACCGCCTCCACGCGCGGCGTCCCCGCCGCCACCAGCGCGTCCAGCGTCGCCTCCCATGCGTCGCTCGCCGCCTTCCACTCGGTCAGCACGCGGTCCAGCGCCTGCTCGTCGTGCTGCAGGTGCAGCAGCCCCAGCCGTTCCAGCCTCGCCTCGCGCGACATTGCCCATCCTCCGCTTGCTGAGATCGACGCCGGCCTCCGCCTTCGCGCGCACCGTGGCCGGGGCCTCCCCGGGCTGGATGCTCGCGCGGCCGATGTGCAGGCCGACGCCTTTCTCCCCAGAACGCTTCGGGTGGGGGATTTCGGCCAGCCCCTCGCGGCGGGCGTACTCGGCGAGCCGGACCTGCGCGCGCTCGATGGCGGCGTCGACCTTGGCGCCGTCGGCGTTGATGACGATGGCGCCCAGCTCGTCGCCACCGGTACGCATCGGCACGACATCGGCGCCGGAGGCCCGGAGCTCGTCGGCCATGATCTCGGCCATGGCGCGGTAGTGGACGTTGGCGACATCGGAGCGGTTGCCCGCGAAGTCGTTGAGCCCGCCGAGGTTGGCCACGTCAGCGGCAACCCAGTGCGCCGGCTCGCCAGTGCGCGCGGTGTGGTCCGCGGCGCGTGCCATGTAGGCGTCCATGTCGCCGCCCACCCTCGCGTCGAAGAACCCGGTCACGCGGTCGCGCAGCGCAGGCGGAATGATCGCCCGGGCTTCCTCGATGGGCATGTCGTAGCGTGCGGCCAGGTCGTCGGCGCGGGCCGCGGCCATCGCGTCCGGGTCGGCGAACGGCACCCGCGCCGGCTGGTCCGGGATCGCGGCCACGTCGACGCCGGCCTTGGCGGCGCGCGCGTCCCAGTTGGCGATGGCCTCGGCCTTGGTCTTGCCCCGCAGGTACGGGTTGGCCTTGAGCTGGGCGGGCGTGAGGATCTGCGACATCGGCGTGTCGTCGGCCGCGCGCGCGAAGGCGACGGCCTTGTCCGGCCCGAAGTGGTGGGCGGCGTACAGGGTGTGGCGCGTCACCGGCTGGCCGGCACTGCGCAGCGCCGCGGCGTTGTCGCGGTCCAGCGCGGCGGCCATCTCGGCCGACTTCTGCGGATCGGTGCGCTGGGCAAGGATCTGCTCGGGGGTCAAGTCATCGGCCCACGCCGGCTTCTCCTTGGCCACTATCGCCAGCCACGTCGGCGCGATGAACTGGTCGGCTCCGGTCGCGGTGCTGTTCGGGTTGCGCGCGTCGGCGCGGCCACCTGACTCTAGCGCGCGGCGGAACGCGGGGTAGTTGCCTAGCGGGTCGGCCGCCGGCGCCTGCACCGGCCGGAACTGCGCCGGGTCGATGCGCGCGGCCACGTCCACGGGCTTGCCATCCAGCACCTGCGCCAGCGCCTCGTCGCTCGCCCGCACGTGGTCCATAGCGGCCTTGGGCGTCTGAGGGACGCCGGGCATCGAGGCCACGCGGCGCTGCTCGTCCAGCCGCTTGGTCAGCACGGCGTCCTGCACCACGCGCGGCGCCGGCGGCGTGTTGGCGCGCACTCCGAACGCGGCACCGAACAGCGCATCGGCGCCTCGGTTGTACGGGTCGAACACGTTGTAGGCCTGGGCCTGTTCCGTGTAGCCCTCGGCGTTGAGGGCCTTGGACGAGATGGCGTCCGCGCCGACGCCCAGGCCGACGTTCGCGCCTGCGCCAGTTGCCACCCGGGTGGTCAGCGTCGAGCCGAACGATGCCGGCAGCTTCATGCCGATGGCGTTCGCCAGCGCGTTAGTGCCGCCAACGGCAAAGGCCGTGTCTGCATCGACGCCCTGCCGGATGAGGTCGGTGGACGGGCCGATGCCGCTCTCCGCGACGAAGCCTGCCGGCGCGCCGATCATCATGGGGAGCGAGCCCGCCACGTTCGACCCGACGTTCAGGATCTTGGCGCCAGTGCCCATCGTGCTGGGGTCCGGCGTCCAGTAGTCCACGGCATCGTTGCCGAGCCGGTCCACCGTCTCGAAGTACTTCTCGGTGATGTCGCCGGCGCCGAACGGTGCAAACGGGTTGGCGACCTTGTCGACCGCCATTGCCAGCGGCGACAGCAGGATGCCGATGCTGCGGCCCGCGCTTGCAGACGGGCGCATGAGCCCGCGCGCACTGGCCCCCTCGAAGAACAGCCGACCCTCCATTTCTTCCTTGGTCGGGACCGGGGCGATACGGGACTGCGCGAGCGCATCAGCCTCGCGCGTGCTGGCGGGGTCCAGGCCGAAGATGTCGCTCATGGCGCCACCCGGAAGGTCAGCGGCTTGCGGTCCTTGCCGGTGACGTACACCCCGGCAGCGTCCACCAGTCGGTAGCCACCGCCGCCGGCGGCGACCACGTTGAAGTCCTGCACGCCCACGCTGGTGTTGTTCCAGTCCCACCCGAAGAAGTCGTACTGCTCGGCAAACGCTTCACCGGACGCGAACGCCTGGCGCACCTGTGTGTCGAGCTTTTCCTCGAAGTCCTCGCCGGACATCCCCCACGGGGCAAACACCGTGCTGGTGTTGATGTTCACCTTGTTGCCCATGACTGCGGCAACTGCACGGTCCATGATTTCCACATCAATATCGGACGCATCGGTAAGCCCGGCCTCGGCCGCCTCGGCGGTGTAGTACGCGCGCACCGACTCCAGCGCAGGGCCGTAGGAGTCTGGGAACGGCGCAAAGGCGTTGCCCACGCGCGTGCGGAAATCCGCGTCGAACTTGCTCGGGGGCGGGATCGGGTACGCCGTCCCCTTGCCCCCGTTCTCGGTCGTCGGGAACAGCAGGTCACGGCCTCGCAGGATGCGCTGCGATGCCTGCTCGGACGTGATGGCCTTGCCCTCCACCGTCAGCGTGATCGGCTTCCCAGCCGAGTCGCGCTTGCCAGCGAGCGAGCCCGCGTAGGCGACGACCGGATTGTCCGGGGCCAGCTGCGCCACGACGGCGTTGTAGGCCGTGCGGCCGTTCGGGTCCATCGGCATCGCCTTGGACAGCACGCCGAAGAAGTTCGAGCGGTCCTGGTAGGTGCCCTTTCGAAGCGCCGAGGTCAGAAGCTCGACCTCCTGCGGCAGCAGCGGGGCCATCTTGATCTGCGGGCCATACCGGCCGCGCAGCGCGGTCAGGGTCGCAACTCGGTCCGTCAGCGTTCGCGACAGCGCCCCCGTGTCGCCGGACTGCAGCGATGCCATGTCCAGCGGCTGCACGGGCTTCCCGGTCCGGCGTTCAGCCCACACCAGCGGCGACTCCCGCATCAGCTTGTCGTTGGCGTCGACGGCGGCCCGGAGCGTCTGCACGCGAGCGCGCTGATCGGGCGTTCCGCCGTTCGTGGCAAGCCGGGCTTCCTGCTGCTGCACGAAGGTCTGCTGCTCGGCCGGCGACAGACGCATCACGTTCTGCACGATGTTCTGGGTTTCGAGCACCTGCGCGAACGCCCCTTCCTGACTCGTTCCCTTCACGATCTCGGCGGTCTGGGCCACGTACTCCGGGCTGGCCGGGATGCCCGTCATCGTGAAGTTGAGCAGGCCCTCCACCGCCGTCGCGGCCTTGGCCTCGCGCCGGTCGATGTCCTGCTGCTGGCGGTTCTCGATCTGGGCGATGCGCGCCTTGACCTGGTTGGACAGCGCCAGCCGGCGGTCGGGCTCCATGTGCTGGGTGTAGCGGCCGTCGTCGGCGATCAGGTCGTTGTCGATGGCCTGCAGCGTGGCGATGTCGCTGGCGCTGTTGATGCGGCCGATGGCCTCGTTGGTCCAGATGCGGCGGCGGGAGTTGGTGACGATCTCCTGCGCCTGGGCCTCGTCCATGCCGCCCGCCCGCAGGGTGTTGACCATGGCGTTGACGCGGGCGACGGACGCCTCGGTCTCGCCGGTGATCGCGGCCTGCTGCTCGAACCCGTCGATGGCCTGCTGCGCCTCGCTGCGGAACGCCGAGCGCCGCGCTTCCAGCACCACGTCGCGCACGCCGAGGGTGGCGCGCTCGCCCTGCTGCCTGAGCTGCTCGTCGTAGCGCAGCATGGCATCCGGGTCGAGGCCGGCCGGCGGCTTCATGGGCTTGAGCTTGCCGGCGCGGGTCGACCACTCGGCCTCGGCCTGCTCAAACGGCACCGCGCCGGTGCGCACTTCCTCGTCGAACTGCTGCCGGGCCTTGGCCAGCTCGATCTCGTGGGCGCTCAGCGCATTGGCCGCGCGCACCCGGGCCAGTGCATCGGCCTCGGCGTCCTTCTGCTCGCCGATCTGCGTGATCTGCTGGCCAAGGCCGACCAGCGCACGACCGACCGGGTCGCCCGGGTTGCCGATGCGCGTGTTCTGGACTTGCGCGGTGCCGGCGCCGTAGCCGTAGTTGCCGACCGGGATCTTGGCCATCAGGGGCCACCCTTGATGTTGCTGACGCCCTTGGAAGTGCCGCCCGTGCGCCAGCCGCTGGCCACGGTGTTGCCGGCCTGCAGCAGCGTGCCGGCGGCGCTGATGCGCGAGGCGTTGCGCGCCTGGCGGCCGCTGATGCGCGCGGCCACGCCCTCCTGCACCCGGCGGGCCGAACGGTCCTCGCCGCCGAGGATGGTCAGGTAGGCGTCCTCGGACGAGCGGCGGGTGATGTCCTGGTCGATCTTGAGCGCGGTGTCGGAGTTGAGGTCAACACCCGACGCCGCCAGCGACGCGATGGCGCGGGAGCGGTCGGCCTTGGCGCGGTCACGGATGCGCTGGGCCTCGACACGCGCCATGCCAGCCTCGGCCGCGGCGTCGGCATTGGCCTGCTTTTCCTCGTACTTGGACCATGCCTCCTGCTGCTCGCCCTGCTGGACCATGCCATAGGCGGAAATGGCGAGGCCGGCGGCCATCATTAGCGAGGTCGGCTCGCACATAGGCTCTACTCCTTCGTCATTGTTGCATTGGTGGAACGACGATCCTTGACGCGCTGCCACGCCGGGCACGGCCCATCGGCCCAGTTCTGCCCACGCGAGGCGCAGCTGATCGCGCTGACCGAGACGCCGAACGAGGCCGCCAGGTGCTTGCACGACTCGCCAGCGGCACGTCGCTCGCGGATGGCGCGCACCTGTTCCGGCGTCAGCTTCGCCACGCGGCCGCGGCGCAGGTTCTCGGTCGGCGTGACCAGTTCGATGTGGTCGGGGTTGCAGCACCAGCGGTTGCGGCACAGGTGATCGGGGACGAGGTCGGCTGGGATCGGGCCGCGCTTTGCCTCGTACCGCACTCGGTGCGCAAGCAGGAACGTCGTGCTGCCCGTCGCAGCACGTCGGAAGCGGCTGTAGCCCTCGATGCTGCGGTTGCACGGAAGGCCCCGCCACGTCAGCGGCTGATGGCACGGCGTGCGGAAGCCGGCATCGACCTCCGCATGCGCGAACTCGTTGACGCCACGGCGCTTCATGCGGCCCCCTTGGTGAACAGGTAGAACTGACCGCCCGGGCCGCGAGGCTTCGAGCGGTGGATGGTGAAGCCCAGCCACTCCAGCCAGCGGATGCTGCACCGGTTGAAGCGGGCGACGAGGTTGCACAGGTTCGGATAGCTCGCGGCCATGACGTCGACCTCGGCGCGGCACGCCTGGACGAACTGGCGGCGCACCTTGCGGATGTCGTCGGTGGCGACCATCCACGGGGCGCCGGTCTTGGCGTCGATGCGCGCGAGGCCGTAGAGGATGGCCGGCACGCCGTCGACGTCAGCGACCATGGCCCAGTCCGACAGCGCGACGGACTCGCGCATGATCTCGTCGGCCGACTTGCCGCTGGCCAGCTCGACCTCGCGACGGTCCGCCGCACGCAGGTGCGCCAGCACGTACGCGACGCGCTCGGGGGTTGCCGGGTGGACGGTGAGCGTGGCCATCAGTCGTTCACCACCAGCGACTGCACGACCGACAGCACCTGCCCCGGGAACGGCCGGCGGAACTCGAGCTCGACCACGGACTCGCCTCGGCGCCAGCCGAGCTCGCTGTCGTCGATGACCTTGGACATGGTCGGCATGGGCTCGTCCAGCACCAGCGAACCGACGCCGCGGGAGGTGTAGGCGCGGCCGTTGATCCAGATGGCGACGGTGTCCTTGACCCGCACGGCGACGCCGTAGCGCGAGATGTTCTGGGCCTGCGGCGATCCCACCTGCGTGGGGATCTCCGGCGGCAGCAGCTTGATGCGGGTGGTGAACGGCAGCCCGATCTCGACGGTGTTGGCGTTGCGCGGCAGGGTGATGGCGCCGCCCGACACGGTGAAGTCGCCCATGTCGCAGCCGTCAGCCACCACCGCCACCGTCTTGCCGTTGAGGTGCGACAGGCCGGACCACGTCGCCGCGCCCGGACCGGACGTGCCCGTGACGCAGGAGTCGCTGTAGACCGTGCTGTCCAGGCGCTCGACGTACCGCTTAGTGCTGCCGCTGATGGTGCGGTTGACCACCATCCACACCTGCTCGCCATCCTCCACGGGGATGATGCAGGCCGACTCGACCACGCCGTCGGTGGTGTGCCGGTGCCAGCCGACGACGTCCTGGTCCTTGTCGATGGTCAGGCCGGCGATGGCGCCGTCCTCGCGCACGCACCACAGGACCGGGTCCGGCACCTGCTGGTAGACGAGCTGGTGCAGGCCCGACTCGGTGATGTGCTCGGCCAGCACGGTGATGTCGGGGGCGCTGAACTGGCTGCTGTCGATGTCCGAGGGGATCAGGGCGCGCAGCTTGCGCTTGGCCCGCTGCACGAACATCAGCTCGCCGCCCACGCGCACCGGTGCCGCATCGGACGCCCCGTGCGGACTCTGCTGGTCCACCTGGATGTTGGTCGGCGTGATGCCCTTCTCGACGCCGCCGCGCACGCTGAACTCGCCGCCGAAGGTGTTGACCACCACGCCGTTGAGCTGGGACAGGTGGCGGATGGGGTTCTGCTGGTCGCTGCTGACGATGTAGCTGATGCCGTTGTCGTCCAGCGGCCCGAGTTCGAAGTCGTAGTACAGGCCCGAGCGCGAGGCCCAGAACGTGGTCGGATAGCCGGGCGAGCCCGCCATCCAGTGCCGCTGCTGGTACAGCGTGCCGGTGCGCGGGTAGCCCGTCTGCTCCGACCACACCGGGTGCTGGATCGACCACGCCCCCGCCTGGGCGGTGAAGCCGCCGCCGCCAATGCCGGTCATCTTCTGGCGGATGACGCCGCGGTCGTTCGTCGGAGTCGCGGTGTCCTGCACCGTGATCTCGACCAGGCCGCCGTTGATGGAGATCATCGCGCCGAGGTCGCCCGTGTGCAGGAACGCACCGGCCGTCGGGGCGAACTGGACGGTTTCGCCCACGGCGTTGGTGCCGGTCAGCGCCAGCGCGGTGGTGGGCTGGCCTTCCAGCGTCCAGCCGTTCGGAGGCAGCGTGGCCGTGCTGAACGGGTACGTGATCTCGACGTTCGCCAGCGTCGGCGAGGTGATGCCGGTGATGCGGGCCACGCCGTCTTGGTAGTGGATCTCGCGGCCGTTCGGGGTGGTCGGCGGGTTGTCGCGGTCGCCCTCGGTGAAGAACGCGGCCGAGGCCGTCGCGGTCGTCGCGCCCAAGCCCGTCGCGCCCAGCGTGATGGTGATGTTGTGGTAGGTGCCGCGCTCAATCACTGGGGGCGGGTCGAACACGACTTCCTCGAGCTTCCACACGATGTCCTCGAACCGGCGCAGGCGGTGGACCGGGACTTCCGGGTGGTACAGGAACAGCGTGTCGCCGCCCTGCGCGAACGACAGGTCGTGCAGCATGTCGTCGCTGTAGGGGCTGGTGATCTCGTACGGCGAGCCGCCGTCCAGCAGCTGGGCGTTGTCGCGGTAGAACCGGATGTAGTTGTCGCCGAACTCGAGAATGTAGGACTGCGTGACGCTGAACACGTACGGCACCACGATGCTGCGCGATGCGTGGGTCTTGGTCTCGGCCACGAAGCGCATGCCCTCGCGCCGCTCGACGCCGCCCTGCACCAGCACCTTGCCGTTCTCGATGGTCTCGGCGCCGTTCTGATAGCGGGCGACGTCCACCCGGCCCCGCATGCGAGACGACAGCTCGCCAGCGGTGAAGTTGGTCTGGACGACGTGCATCTTGGTGCCCATCAGCGCACCCCGGGCGGCAGGTCACCGTAGCGGGAGGCGCGCAGCATGGGCGCGCCGAAGGTGCGCGGGGGTTCCTCCATGCCGTCGATGGTGCGGGCGTCGCGCCAGGCGATGCGCAGCAGGCCGTCCATCTGCTGCACCACCGTCGGGTCGCGGGTGATGCTGTAGGCCATCGCGTGCGCCATGGAGTAGGTCATGACAGCGACGAGGCTGGCGTCCCACGTGGCGACGTTGTCGTTGCGCTTGAGGTAGCGCATGTACAGCGGGTTGTCGTTGCACAGCAGCGCGCGCGCCCCGGTCGTGGTGTTGCGCTCGATCACGTAGTCGATGCCCTCGGGCTGGCCGGACTGGCCGACCTCGAGGACGCGCAGGCAGTCGCCCGGCAGCGTGTACTGGTAGGTCCAGCCGAACGCCGGGGCCGTGCTATCGGGCGAGAAGGCCGCGCGGGTTACGCAGCAGTTCCAGGGGTGAGACCGCTGAACCTGCTCCAGCACGCTGTCCCACAGTCCGCTCGCCACCTGCGCCCGGGCGATCCCGGGGTCGTTCGCCTCGCTGAAATCGGCGATCGGTTCCGCTCCGAGCATCATCAGCGCGTTGGAGCAGATTGAGACCTTGTCGGCGGCCATTCTGGGTGGTCCTCAGCAGGAAACCGAACTCCGGCGCCCGTTCGGACGCCGGAGGTGCAGCAAGTGGGGCGAGAAGCCCCGCCATCAGTCCAGGACGTACGCGACGCGCAGGGTGATGACCTGCGCCGCCTGCAGCGCGGCACCGGCCACGGTCGAGATCAGCGTGCCGTTGTTGGTCGCGGCGGAGCTGACGTCGGACACCTCGAACGAGGCGCCGTTGGCTTCGGCCGCGTCCGGCGTGGCGCTGCCGGCCGAGGTCACCGCGGTGGCCGCCAGATGGCGGGCCGCGCTGGCCGCGTCGCCGAGGTTCAGCGTCGAGGACGCCGCACCGGCCGACCAGCGCAGGCGCGACAGGTGGCCGAGGACGCGGGCACCGAGGGGCAGCGAGCCCCAGGTGATCGTCTCGCCGATGGCCGGGCCGCCGGCGGCGGGGACGGTGTAGGTGGATTCGAAGATGCGGATGCGGCCGCCCAGGGTGTTGACCTTGTTCTTGGTCGCCGGGACGGCAGCGTTGTTGGTGGCGATGGAGCCGAGGCCGCTGGCCATGATCGTGTCCTCTCAGGTATCGGGGTTGGTGTTGGGCGATGCGGTCACGGGACCGATCACGACTCGAGGCAGGCGATCTCGACCACGCCCTCGTCTTCGACGCGGACGGCACCGAGCGACTGGCGGGCGTAGACCTGCACGCTGTAGTTCTTGTTCGGCAGGCGGTCGATGGAGGTCATCTGGTCCATGCCCACGCCGAGGTTCACGCAGCCGCGCGACCACGCCACGCAGAAGCGGTCGGTTCCGACCTTCGCGACGATGGAGTCGGCACGCACGAACTTGAAGCCGCAGAAGGTGTCGACTTGGCCCTGCGCCAGCGCCTTGACGTTGTTGTAGTCGACCGACTTGATCTCGGTGGTGCCGAGCAGGTTGGTGATCTGCTTGGTGGTCACGACCATGACGCGCTTGGCGGCCATGTTCGGGCTCTGGCCGTCGTCCTCCATCTCGTCGTCGACCTCGGCCGCGTCGAGGATTTCCTTCGCCTGCAGGATCTTGGCGAGGGTCAGGCCGGCACCGCCGACGGCGATCTTCTGGCCGGACGGCAGGGCGATGTTGCCCGACGGCGAACGCGAGTTGCCGCGGGCGGCGTCGTAGATCAGCTGGTCGCGGCGGCGGTTCAGCGCCATGACCGCAGCCTTGGCGTAGTCCGAGGTCGGGTCGACGAGCATCTTGATCTTGTCCATCTCGTCGACGAGATCGGACCACGCCCAGTCGGACAGGTCGAGCCAGCGACGCGAGTGGGTGGCGCCGACGTACTGCGTGTCGCCGTGGCGGTTGGTGAGCTGGTAGGACTCGGTGCGGGCGAGGCGCTCGGACGACTTCGAGGTGCCGACGATGCCGGACTCGATGCCGACGAACGGCGAAAGGCGCGAGGTGCGCTGCTGGCCCAGGTGGCGGATGTTGTCGCCGAACTGCTGGACGAAGGCTTCGGTAATGGTGAACGACATGGTGATGTCCTCGGGTGGGAAACGGGGTGTGGTGTTGGCCGTTTCCGGGTGTCCGCAGGGCGGGCCGGTGTCGTTGCGCGGGGCCGAATGCGCGGGCGGTGAAGCGGGTGTCGCAGTGCCACCTGCGGCCGGGACTCATCGTTGTGCGCATCGCGTGGCGAGTTCTCGCCACCCAAAAAAAAGCCCCGGACTGGCCGGGGCGAAGTGCTGCAGGGGAGAGAGATCAGGCGGCGGTCTTCGCCGTCACCTTGTGGCGCTTCTCGTACAGCGCGGTCATGCGCTGCACGGCCTGTGCGTGCTGCGGGTGCTTCTTGTCCATGTACGCCGGGTCGGCGCGCAGCTCGGCGATGGCCGAGTCGAGCGAGGCGGCGTCGTTGGGGATGCCAGCCGTCGGCGACTTGTCCTCGCCGATCTCGGCGCCCACGCGCGCGGCGAAGATCAGGAAGTCCGGGTCGGTGCCGAACTTCTCCATCAGGCGGTTGATGCTGCCGGGCTCGTCGCCCTGCCCCGCGTACGCCTTGGCGGCGCGGTTGGCGGCCTGGATGTTCGTCTCGAAGCTGCCCGGGTCGGCCCACACCTTGCCCAGCTCGGCCTTGGCTTCCTCGACGGTCAGCCGCTGCACCTCGCCGACGATCTCGGGCGTGCGCGCCAAATACTCGCTGAGGACGTAGCTCACCTGCGAGTTCGTCAGGCCCCGCGAATGGGCGCCCTTGAGAAACGACTGGTACTGCGGGTCGGCCTTGATCTCGTCGAAGTTGAAGCCATCCGGCAGGCCCTCGGGCTTGTACTCGTCGGGGCTGGCCGGCGGCTTCTCGT